ATTTTATTGTTGAAATAGATGCTTTACCAGGTGAGTATTCTTTAATAACTAAATTACCTGGTAATTCTAATATCTCTTTTTCAACTTGGTCTTTAAAACTCATAATGTTATTAACAGGTATTCCTGTTAAACAAGCATCATATCGTCTTCCAACATAATCTTCACCTAATTCTAAAGTATAATGTACTACATTAAAACCTAATTGAACAGCATGTGCTCCTAAGGCAATTAATGTCCATGATTTGCCTCCTCCAGGATTACCAAATATCAATCCAAAGTCACCTTCACCTAAACCACCTTGTAATAAGTCATTAAATAAAACCCAAGGTGTAGGAATTGGAGTTCTGTTTTCTTCTCTATATCGAGACTCAATATCTTTACTATATTCTAATCCTAAATTCTTATCACCACCAGCTTTTAAAGCGTTATCAACTAAGTTTCTAATTGAATCATAGTCACCAGCATTTAATAAATCTACTGATGTTAATAATGCTTTCTTTAATTGTTGGTTTTTACAGAAGTTAGAAAACTCTTCCTCTACATAAGCTAAATCATCATCTGATGCTTTATATGCTTCTTTTAATTGTTCTTTAATTGATAATTGTAGAACTTCATTATCAATTTTTTTAACTTGTACTTTCAAGACTTCCATACTTGGTGTAGTATGGTATTTGTCATAGTACTTTAAGATTTCACTTATGACCCATTTATGAGCTGAGTTATCAAAGTACTCTTCGCTTATAATGTCATGTATGTTGACTAAAAATTCCTTATGTGTTAATAAGGAAGATATTACTTTCGTCTGGAAATGTATTCCATACGAGGATAGTGTGCTTAACGTCATAACTTTTATTTATTTAAAACTGTTTAAAACTTTGAATGTGTCTCTAATCCAATACTCTACATTTTTGATTGTGTGATGTAACCCATCTTCGTTATATAGTTTAATGAATTCAGCTGCTTTAGTGCGCTCAATTGGTTGTTCAACTATACTCTCGATATGCTTCTTCTCACCCTCATCTACTAACGGGTTACCTAAATCCATAATCAGATAATTGTTCCTAATACTCTCGTTATTAAAAACCACCCTAGAATAAATAATATTGTCTTTGTATTTAGACTCACTTATTTCAAAAACCTCTTCTAAAGTCATTTCTTTCTCTGCTAATTCAGGAAACAATTTAAATAACTTTTTAGGCCCTAATCCTTGTACTCCAGGTATTTTATCTGAATTATCACCCATTAATGTCTTATATAAGATAAAATTATGAGGTGGGAGGCCAAATTTTTCTTTTACTAGTTTTGGTGTGTAATATTCTTTTACTATAGGACTATAAACTGTTATGTTATCGTCTACTAATTGTAAGAAATCTTTATCCGCCGACACAATCGTACATTTGCTATCGTATTTAGTTACCATATAGCGAGATAAATACGCTATAATGTCATCTGCCTCGACCTTATCGAGCATAATTAGGTTGACGGGTAAACACCTTAAATAATGAATGAGTCGAGAAATTTGATTTACTTTAGATTCATGTTCTTCATCTAAATCATCAAATGTATCATGGTTAGTCATTCGGGTTTGATTCCTACCTGATTTGTATTCCGGGAGTAAGTTCTTCCTGTTTATGGAAGAACCCACTCCGTCGAATACAATATACACAGATGTAGGTTTATTTGTGTTAATTAGAAAACTTAATGATCTTAAAAAACCACCTAAACCACCAACGTGAACTCCACCTTGATTAACATAATTCAATACTGCAAAATTTCTTAAGAATAGATTTAAACCATCTATAATTAATACTTTATCATGTTTTGAAAATGTACCTGTGACTTCTTCATCGTCTCCTGGTTTAATATTGTCTAATAACCGAAATAAATCTTTTTTATCCATTTTATTCTTCGTCAATTAATGTAATGTTCTCTTTACTCTCTTCCCATTCGGACTTATCTTCAGTGAGACCAATACCATCAATACTACCTAAAATATGTACCCATTCATGAGCATGTTGTTTCTTATACTCAGCAATATCCTTGTTATCATCTTGAATAAAACCATGTATTGTAGCTACAACTGTATTTTTAGTTTGTAATCCTGTAACGTGATTTTTATCTACTGCTACTTTAGTACGAACTGCGAATTCAACTTCCTTACCATCCTTAGTTGCTTTTAACTTACTTGTACCACTATTAGTAATATTACCAAATGTTAGTACAATTGAAGCGTCTAAAAACATTGTCTCACCGTTTTTCATTTTCATTTTAGGTTGAGCAAACATATTTTCAGCTGGTGCGATCCAGATCTTATTAATTGCAACCATTGAATTTGTATACTGTGATGATTCTTTTCTTGATAATGGGAAACGTTGATTAATAAAATTACCAAACTGTTGTGACATTGCTCCTGCATTCCACATCGGGTTGTTTTTATTTGCTTCAACACTCATTTTACAAGGTATAGAACCAATTGAATCCCAGAAGAAGCATAAATCATAAGGTAAATTACCTTTCTTTTGCTCATCTAACAAGTCAGCTATAAACTCTGCTACATCTTCAATAGTTCCTAATGAACTTCTATCAGTATATAGGAAAAATCCTTTATAGTCTATAATCTCACCTGTGGCTTCATCTACAACATCTTCAACTTGGAAACCCATTTGTTTAGCATGTTCCCAAGACCATTTCATCTCTGTAATAATGAACACAGGCAAAATGCCCATTTTCTGGGCATTAATTGCCAACTCAAGTAATGCTGTTGTTTTACCTGTGTTACTATGTCCTCTTAAGAGATTAATATGTCCTACCGCTGCACCTGGAAGTGAAGTTGAATCTTGTAATGCTTCAGAGAATGGAATCCATCTTTGTTCTTTAAACTTAACAGTTGTGTTAAGTAATTTTTTCTCTTTAAATTTATCTAGATTAAAACTAGCTTTCATTTCAGCAGAGACCGCTGTCATTAAAGATTCTTTCTTTTTGGCCATATAAGTTTTTATTTATTTAGAATGGTGCGTCTTCGCTCTCGTCTTCGTCATCAAACAAAGCATCGAACTTATCCGCTTTAGATACCTTAGCTACTGGAGCTGCTTTCAAACTATAATTTGATTTAGGTTCTTCTTTTGCTTTTGCAATGATCGGATCTTCATCTTCATCTACTTCAACTGCTACTGTCTCTTCCTCTTCTGGGTTTAAGAAGTTAGCTAAAATTGTCTTAAGATCTTCAAATGAAGTTTTACGTTGTAACTCTAGAACATTTGGTTGTTCAGTTAACCACATTTTGATAGTTTCTTTATCAGTACCTAGTGGTGATGTTTTAGGCTTAACACGAATTGATGATTTTAATCCTTGACGACCACCAATATCACCTGTTACTACGTCAACTGTAAAGTCACGTCCTTCGCTGATGTCAGTGAAATCTCCATAATCTTCATCCTCAGCAATACCTAATAATTGCATATAGATTTCTTTTCCGAACTCCCACAAACGTACTCCTTTTTCTTCTTCACCACGAACAACTACAGGAGCAAATACTCGCATTTTAGGATCTAATTTCTTAGCCAATTGCCAGTTTTCTTTTTCTTGTGTGGTACGAAGTGATTTTGCAAACTCAACAATTGGATCTTTTTCACCCCAATTGGTTAGAGCATAAATTGGGAATTTTGAAAACCCGTAGTGTACAAACACTTCTTGGAATGGGTTATTCTTGTTTAGCACTGAAGGTACAATTCGGATTTGATACTTACCTTCGGCTTTAGGCTTCCAATAATACTTGGAATAGTCAACCTTTTCTTTCTTGGCGCCTGATGACTGTAGAGAGCTTAGTCTCTGTTTAATCGCATTGATGTCCATTTTTATTTGGTTTTAAATTGTTACTATTTAATATACTACATTTTTCTTAATAGGCCAAACTAGCTAATACAAGCTTTTAAAATGCCTTTCTCTCGTAGTGTTTCTTGAACGTTACGTACCTTATAATTCAATGATCTTGAATACCTTTGTATTCAATTGTTTTAACTCGTTATGTTGAGTTAATAATATGCTATTTTTATAATGAGGCCAATTTACTCTATAAGCCATATCAACTACTCCTCCATTCAACTTTTTGATAAGTTCATTTAGAGCATTTATAGTATAAAGTGTATTGGTTTCTTTTTTACGATGAACTAGAATTGTATTTTCAGGAATTGAATTTACGTTACCTTGATCGACATTGTAAGTGACAACATATTCATTTGTGCTTTTAACAAACAACACAAACATTTTATTGTACATAATGGTGTAGACTGAAGATAATTCACTTACCAACTCATCTAATTCCTCACCACTTGTGAATGTGCAAAATAACTTATTGTTCAAATCCTTAATATTAACAGTGTTCGTGTCATACATATCATAGCCTGATTTAAAAGTCATAATTCTTCCCTCCATTAATTTTTATTGATAACTTCATTTCTTTAAATATATTTTTGATCTGTTCTAATTCTTGCTCTTCATCTTCATCCCAATCAAGTAGAAATGAGTCATACGTGTATAGAACTATTTTAGTATTTTTACCTGCTAATATCTTATGAATCTTAAGTAATATACCTATGTTTGTAGATGTTTCTAGATTTTGTAAGATATAATTGAATAATTTTTGTGGATTCATATTTTCTAATGAATCCTTTTTAAACATATAGCCTGATATAGGGGCGTTAATAAAGCCTTGTTCATTAAACAATTTCCATTGTTCTTGAACATATGTTTGAATTTTTTGGAAGAATGGGAGTAATTTGTATTCTTCAAATACTCCTCCGTATAACTGTTTAAATGTTAATTCTTTTGCTTTAGCGTAGTCTACGCCATACATGCTAGCAAAATCAGCATGAATATCAGGGTTGTCAAATTCATGAGAAACCAGTTGTCCAGCCAAAGTCGGATGGTATGCAGAAATATCGATTTCAAGAAATTCATTGTTTTGTGGTATAAAGCTCGATCTTGAGTGGTTATCTTTCTTTAGAGCAGCGAAGTTAACGCTATTAAAGGCATTAGATGGGCGTCTTGTTGTAGTGTTAAGGTTATATTGAGTAAACACTCTACTATCGCATATCGAGTATAAGCTATTATTTGGTTCATAGTATTTATAAAACTTGTCTTCATTAATTTTAATTCCGTTCTTTTCAATTCCAAAAAATGCTAAAGCACCTTTATTATAGAATTTAACATACTCTGGTTTTGGCTCCAATATAATTTGTTGGAGTTGAGTATAAATATTCTCACAAACCTCATAATGCTTAACTATTGGAATTATTTTGTTAATATCTGTTTTATTAGGATGTTTTCTATAAAAGATATCAAATACAGGTTCAGATGGAGTTTCTACATACTTAATAGAAGAAATATCTGTTACTTTGTTTAGTTGGAAATAATATAGAAATAATTTTTTATCCCTAACATAAACTGTGTCTATATGTTTTAGTAATTTTTCAATGTATGTTTTTCCAAGTGACATTGTTTCACTATGGTCAATACAAAACATATATCCTTTAGAATCATAAGTTGGTCTAATATAGACTAAACATACATCATTTAAGGCAGGATGGATTTGATTATGATAAGGAATAATTTCAACAAAGACTTCCTTATAGTCTTGATTAAAAAATTCTCTTAATTGATCTTTAGTTTCTACTAACCAATACATAACCTTTATTTTCTATTAATATAGTAATAAAGATTTTATAAGCCAAATTATTGTGTTAATAAAGATGCTGCGAACCAGGTACCAGATCCGGCTACTGTTCCTTGTTGAATATTTTTAGAAACAGATGCTCCATTAAATGCTGTGAAATCAAGGTAATCAGTACTGCCATTAAGAAAAGCAATTTTAGTACCAGTTAAACTTATACCAGTACCAACATTACATGGTTGTTGGATAATCATAAATGAATTTCCATTTTTTCTTGCTTGAGCATTAACTTGTGCTGATGAAGATGCAGCCATATTTTCAAACCATACTCCAAGTGAAACATTATAGTAACCAGCTACAGTTGGAGTAAATCTATATGTTGAAGTATTCCACCAACTTTGTGGGTCAATATCATCTGCAAATTGTATAACAACGTCTGATCCTGTAGCTATTAGTTGATTGGCACTTAGTTTGCCTTGAGCAAAATATGAGCCTACAACTGTAGTAGCTGCTATTGTATTTCCATTTATTTGAGATATATTAGCCATAAATTATTTTTATATTACATACCAATCGTTACTTGGTCTAAATTTCATTGTCCACCAATTAGTATCTGTTGTACTTTGATAATAGATATGACCTACTATTCTTACTAATTCACCTGTACCTGATGGGGTGGTTGTGGTCATTACTCCAGTAGTTGTAGAAACATATGCCGGTAAGCCATGATCTGCTCCTATTACATATGCACCTTGGCTGTTATCATCACTTACTCCTACATCACCTTCTATTAACACGTATCCACCCGCTTGATCAACGCATATTCCTAACATCTTAGCTGCTCCGTTTGCGACTGTAGCTTTGGTAGCTTTCCAAGTTCCATCTGTATCTAAAAATACTAATTGAAAATCTGTTACCCCAACATCTACCGTTGCTTGGATTACTTGGCCTCCATAATATGATGCTGGAGTTTCTGCTAACTTTCTTTGAACTTGACCTGGGATTATATTGCGGTAGTAAAGTTGACTGTTTAAATAGCCATCATTAGAATAATCTAAGGCTGTAAATGTGTTACTAGGTTCGTAGAGTATTCTATTTTCCCAATCTACACTACTATTTCCTGTTGTATCATATAATACCCTATTACCCCAATCTGCACTTAGGATATAGCTATTATCATTAAGGTGCAGGCTTTGCCAGTTTACTGTGTATGACGATCCATTGTTGTTTACTAAAAACCGATCTCCCCACTGGACACTACTCATCCCACTGTTGTCGTATAAAAATCTATTATTATTCCCCCACGATATGCTCTCAGTAGCATTCTGATCACGGATAAGATAAGTTCTTGTATTTATAAGTTCGCTAGATCCTGATCTTACTATTAATGATCCTGTTACTGTAAGGTTGTTTGTGATTCTTGCACTGCCACTTACATCTAATGTTGATGAAGGTGATGTAGTCCCTATACCAAAGTTTCCAGCATTTGTTATTTGAGCTCTTTCAGATCCAGATGTAAAAAATCTAATATAACCTGGAGATGAGAAATTGTCTTTAATTTCTATTTTAGACCAATTGCTTACAAAACTACTACCAGATGCTCCTGCTTTAAGTTCTAAAGAACTGTTATAGAAGTATGTGCCTAAAAATCCGTTTATACCGACATTATATAATTTGAAAGTATCAGTGGATACGTTATCATTAAGATTATCACCTATTCGTATTTGATTTGAACCAGTGTTTATAAACAAGTTTCCACTAGCGCTTATATTACCATTAACCGTTAATGTTTGTGAAGGTGTGGTTGTACCAACACCAACATTACCATTATCTAATACTACTAAACT